TTCAACAGCTTGCTTCAAGATCTGTACGGAAATCTGCTTACCGCCGTTGCCTTCCATGGTGGCTGTGTTGCCGCCAGTGTAGGATGTAGCTGTAGTAGTGTCCTTGGGTACAGTAGAATATGCTGTGGCAATAGTGAATGGGCTCAGTGCTTCTTGACCGGCTGTGACGCTGGTAGCGGCAGCACTAGAGTCAGTTAGGCCTTGGGCATAACGCACACGTAGAGTGTGGATCTGACCAACTGGTCCAGTCATTGGCTGAACGCCAACCAACTCGTTAGCAATAACGGTTGGCATTACACGACGGATCACTGGAAGAATAACACGGTTAAGTGTGGCGATGTTACCGCTACCGGTAGAACCAGCACTTGCGTTTTCTTTCAAATATCTACGAGTGTTTTCGAGAATAACACTCATGCTATTGCGCTTCGAGCCGTTCAAACCTTCGAGCAGAGCTTCTTTGGTCTCGCCCCAGCGACTTTCAAGTAGTTCTTGTGACATTAAAGTCTCCTATTTTTTTAAAATCACAGTCCTGCCAGGCGCTTGAGATCAATCACATTGCTGCGATCTTGTTCAGTAGCTGCTGTTTGGTTTGGAACTGTCTTATCACCAGTAACTTCGGTGACCGATTCTGCAATTACTTTACGGGTTTTTGCAGAGCGATCTTCTAATACGGCTGGTAGATACTTTTCAAAAGCTGACTTCAAACGAGTAGTTTGAACGCTTTCGAGCAAATTACGCATGACATCTTGCTTTTCCTTATTCAAGGGGGCTAGCAACATTTCCATTGTGCTTTCACGCTCATTGGATTCTTTGATCATACGCAGTTCGCGTTCTTTTGACTCAACGATAACTTTTGCTTTCTCGGTGAGTTGGATTGCTTCAGCAAGACGGTTGTCTTTGTGAGCAAGTAGTGTATGCAGTTTGCGAACTTCGGCGTTCTCATTGAGGTGAGTAGCACCAAATTCAGCTGCATACGCTTCAAAAATTCTACGACCAAAATTGTTCTCACGAGCAATCTTGATGTCTTCTTGAAGTTGTGTAAGTTCGGCCTTCAAATGACGGCTAACAGCTTGACTCATCTTCTGGCTTGATTCTTTAATGAATCGAGCCTTGAGGCTTTCAAGTTTATCACGGGCTTCGCGGACCAAACGTACTTTGGTTTCCACCACGTCACGTTTGTCTTTGGCAAATTCTGTGATTTCCTTGGCAAGAGCACTGACCACAAAGCCTTCGAGTTTATCGAGACTTTCAGTGTGCATCTTGCGGTCTTTGCGCAGTTCGCTAATTTCTTCAGCCAATTTGGTCACCAAGAAGCTGTTAAACTTAGTGGCGCTTTCTTTCATTTTGACTTGGAACTTGACACGATCTTCGGCTAGTGCTTGCTTTTCAGCAGCAACTTGCTGTAGTTCGGACTGCAGACCTTCTGTTACCATCTTATCTAGGGCTTCAACCATGACTGACTTGTCATGCTCATAACGGTGTGCAAACTCTTCACGTAGTTCTGCACGAACTGATTCACGAGCCTCCATCAGTTTAGATTCCCAAGCTTCGTTGAGTTCTTTACTGACTTCTTCGTTGATCAGGCCGCTTTCGAGCAATGGTTTAATAGCATCAAACATGCCTGGTTCTCCTTAGATTTTGAGATCCTGGATCAAGCGTTTTACTTCTTGAGCCAAGTATCTCTGCACTTTGTCACTGTCGCCACTCCCGCGAGCCATCTCCATAATCTTGTGACCATGACGCATGTTCATGAGTCCTTCATAGATTGCCTGGGGATAAGCATTGGGTGCTGAGGGTTGAGCAACCACATCAATAGTGACTATTTCAAAGTCACTAACATGTCCTGTTCTGTCGTCTACGTTGCCTGAACCTCGGCTGGATACGCCTAGTTTCACGCCACTTTGCAACAGTGTCTTAATTAAATTACCCATTGGAGTAGGTAGAATCTTCAATTTACCGCAACCAGCATGTCCGTCCATCCACATGCCTTCTACAGAATGGCACACACGATCCAAGTTAATCTTGAGATCGTCTGGGTGGTCCACTTCACCTAGTACGGAGTTTCCGTCGCGGATCTGTTCGTTGATTGTTTCTACTGCTTTGAGAATTTCGTGGCGTGGATAGATGCGTTCATTTGCATTACGTTTATCGCCTTCAATGCAAATGCCTTTGAGGTAAAGATTCTTACCCCCGCTGACATCAGCTTCTTCTAGAACCTGAATGTTAGCTTGGTTAAATGTAAGATCTTCTCTTAGGTATTTTGACATCTAATTAACCTCTACGACCGCCTGGTAGTGGGCTCTTGGTGTTGACACCAGTAGCTTGGGCCAAGTGTGGCTTGGTAGCAGCAGTCAAATTCTTCATACCAGCGCCAGCTTTGTTCTGGAAATCGCTGATAAGATCTTTGGTTGTTGGGGCTGGTCGGCCTTTGGCTTCAGTGCCAGTGGCGTGTACAGGCCTAGCAGCCATTCCAGCAGCGCCGCTGTTGGCAGCTACATTAGACTTCTTGTTAATGTTGCCTTCTTCGGAAGTTACTGGCTTTGGGGCTGCTTTTAAGCTCACAGCTTCTGCCATGGGCATCATTTCTTCTGTGTCATCAACTTCGATAGCATCGCCGCCTTCGTCGGGGCCAAAATCATCGCCGTCGCCCATTTCGGCGCCGCCCATGGCATCTTCAAATTCAGCCATGAGTTCATCAAGCTTGGCTTCTAAGTCCATGATGTCGCCACGGGTTGCAGGCTCGCTGCCATCTGATCCACCGCCAAAATCTCCGCCGGCAAACTCGCCGTCGTCTTCAGTGTCGTCTTCAGCGTCGTCTTCTTCGCCTTCCATGCTTAGGTCTTGCTGCTCATCAGTTTCAACTTCGTCGATGAATTGGTCAGAAGCATCCATGTTCATGGCGCCTTCTTCCATTTCTTCGCCTTCTTCAAGATCGTCGTGTTGAGCTTCGTCAAGCTCTTTTTGCTCTTCTTCATCCATAATACTTTCGTAGATTTCACGGCTCTTGGCCACTACGATGTCATGGAAAAGCTCGCGAGCTTTTTGGTCTTCATCATTGATTACGTATTCAATCAATTGTTCAAATTTGTTCATAAGGGAAAACTCCTATAGGTAAAGTGTGCTGTTATTTACGAAGCACGTCAAAAAACTATAGAGTTAACCCCAAAAACTGGTGTTTTTATTGATTTTGTTTTAAGCTAAAGGTTGAGCCGGTGGTGAGTATTGTTTACGCACCAATTTTAGCTTTTCTTTTTGCTCATAGGATCGGATGTCATTCATTTTGCGCAGCTTGTTGAGCTGGCGAAGTGTGAGCCTTGTTTTGCGAAGGTCGCCAAGAGAGACTTGACTGTTATCAGCAGACAAGTCTTGGTAAGCCTGTGGCTCTCGATCAAATACTTCAGTAAGTCGCATATGGTATTTATACTCCTGCTGCTCCGCCCGGACCGCCGGGAGCCATTGTAGCACCCGGTCCAGGTGCACCTCCAGCGGCTGTGCCTTCTTGTCCAGCAGGAACCATGTTTTGACTTACGTCTTGTCCCATGGAGATGTCGCTTTCCATGCCGGCTGGGCTTACTCCCACTGATCTTAGGTCAGACCCAGCTGGAGCCTGTTGTTCAACATCATCACGTTCTTCACGCCAAAGTTTTTCGTTTCTTGCAATTTCGTCTTCGCTTAGACCCAAGAATCTTTCTAGCATAAAACGCTTGCTCATGTAGGGCAAAGGTTCCAGTGCTGTAAAAGCATTGATACGTGTGGTATCTAATTCTGCTTGGCGATAGCTGGCAAAGTTTTGCGGTGGGTTAAACTTAATATCAAACAGCCCAGAATCAATGTTAAATCCGCGCCACTTCAAGAACATTTTGAATTCATCGTCAAGCTTTTGAGCAATAAGATTTTGCAGTCGCTCGCAGTATTGGTTAAAACGATATTCTTGAATCAGTGCTGTGCCTACTTTGCCATCGCTCATTGCACGATCTGAATCATCAGGACCTGTGGGCAAATAGCTAGATGGCACACGTAGACCGCGAGCCATTTTGTTGTTGAAG